ATCGGAGACCTTTACATTCCCACGAGGCAACAACCAACCCCACCCGTTTCACCGTGTGTTTCAATACTACGTGGATGCGGACTTTGTGACCAATGGCAACTACTTTGCTATTACGGCAGGCAATGGGAATATTTCAATCTGGGACATAATCATTTTTATACAACGAACCCAATCACGATGAAAGAGACACCATCCCGCACTTCACCAAAGAACGGCAAGCGTGGCTGCCTGTGCAAAAACAACACCTACTCATCCAAATGCTGCGATGGTTCGCTTCGAGCGCAGGGAGTAGGGCCAGTGAACAAAGCCCCGAATTTGTAACAATCCAATAACCATTTAATTAGTTGAATTATGAAGGCAAGTGAAATTTTCACCAAGTTCTTTGCGGAGCTATCCGCAGTAGAAGAAGAAGTTAAGTTGGCGCAAGCCAAACTTGACAACGGCACTGTCCTTGAAGCCGAAGCTTTTGAAGCAGGCCAACCCATCTTTATCGTTAGCGAAGAAGACCGCATCGCCGTTCCAGTAGGAGAATACCGAATGGAAGACGGACGTGTTCTTGTCGTTACCGAGGAAGGTATCGTTGGCGAAATCAAAGAAGCAGCAGCCGAAGAGGAAAAACCAGAGGTAGAAGTAGAGGTAGAAGCCGCTATGGAGCCGTCTGTTGAAGACAAAATCAAAGAGGTGGTTATGCCCCTAATTGAGGAAATGAAGGCGGAGTTGTCCGCTATGCGTGAGGAAATGGGTGCATACAAAAAGAAGCAAGAAATGTCTTCTGACGTACCAGCCGCTTCCCCTATTAAACATAACCCAGAAGGAAAGACCAGGGAAGTTGTAAACCTGTCGCAAAACGCAACAGAGTCAGCCCTTGACCGTGTCCTTGCACGACTTAACAAATAAACCCCAAACATAAAAAATGGCTACGACCACTTCAATCACTACGACGTATGCTGGCGAGTTCGCTGGTAAATACGTTGCCGCTGCTCTGTTGAGCGCACCTACCTTGGACAAGGGTCTCATTGAGATTATGCCCAACGTATTGTACAAGTCAGTTATCCAAAAGGTTAACACGGACGATATTTTGAAGGACGCTACTTGCGACTTCGACCCTACTTCTACCGTTACCTTGACCGAGCGTGTTTTGACCTTGGAAGAGTTCCAAGTTAACTTGCAAATGTGCAAAAAGGACTTCGAGCAAACTTGGCAAGCCGTTGAGATGGGCTATTCTGCATTCAAGAATATCCCCGCTTCTTTCACCGACTTTTTGATTGCTTACGCTGCCGAGCGTGTTTCTGCTCGCATCGAACAGAACATCTGGGCTGGTGTTAACGCATCTTCTGGCCAGTTCGCAGGTTTCCAAACTTTGTTCGCTGCTGATTCTGACGTTGTAGACGTAACTGGTACCACCGTTACCGCTTCTAACGTAATCGCTGAAATGGGCAAGGTAGTTGACGCCATCCCTGCCGCTTTGTACGGCAAGCCAGACGTTTACTTGTACGTTTCTCAAAACGTAGCCAAGGCCTATGTACGTGCCTTGGGTGGATTCGGAGCATCTGGTCTGGGTGCTAACGGTTTGGATAACAAGGGAACTATGTGGTACGGCGACCAGCCTTTGTTCTTCGACGGAATCCCCGTTGTATTGGCAGAAGGTTTGTCTTCTAACCGTATGGTTGCCGCTCAAAAGAGCAACTTGTTCTTCGGAACTGGCTTGTTGAGCGACAAGAACGAAGTTCGTTTGATTGATATGGCCGACATCGACGGTTCACAGAACTTCCGCTTGGTTATGCGTATGAGCGCAGGCATCCAGTACGGTATCGGTTCCGACATCGTTTACTACGCCTAATCGTTCTTAAATTCCTTGAAGGGGGTGGTGGTGTAATAACGCCCCACCCCTTTCTTTTTTAACCTACTAAATAAAAACAAAATGGCTTGTGCATTATCCCTTGGCCGTATCGAACCCTGCAAGGACGTTGTAGGTGGTTTGAATGCGGTTTACTTTTTGAACTATGCAAACTTGACGGTGACTTACGACGTTACCAACACGGATGCTATTGACGTTCTCGGAAGCGGATTGACCGCTTACAAATACGAATTGAAAGGAACCTCGTCTTTCGAGCAGGCAATTACTTCTTCTCGTGACAACGGAACCACGTTCTTCGACCAGACCTTGAATTTGACCTTGCACAAGTTGAGCAAGCAGTCTCACAAGGAAATCAAGTTGATGGCTTACGGCCGTCCGATTGTAATCGTTGAAGACCGCAATGGTAACTTCTTCGTTGCTGGCTTGGAACACGGTTGCGAGGTTACTGGTGGTACTATCGTTACGGGTGCTGCTATGGGCGATATGAGCGGTTACACCTTGGTGTTGAACGGCCAAGAGCCAGTTCCTGCGAACTTCTTGGACGGCACTTTGTCTGCTGCTGGTATTTCAACTATTGTAACTGGTTCTGACTTTTGATTATGAATACTAAACAAAGCATTTACAATATCTTGGCATCGGCCAAGCCAGTTAAGGTTGAGCTTGGGGCTCAGGAAATGTATAAAACGGCAGCAGACCAAAACAGAATCTTGGGAGACCTCGTTTTCGGGGCTCAGATTTCTGGAGTCGAATCCGCACTTCGTCAGAACATTTCTACAGCATACAAGTGGTTCAAGAAACTTGAGTCAGATATTCAAGACTTTGAAGTAAAAGCAAAAGAGCTTGGCTTGCAGCCATCTTCTGTTGAGAATTACAAGTATGCCCAAAAAGCATATAATGACGCTCAGTATGAAATTGCTCAAGCCGAGAAGAAACTTGACGCATTAAAAAAGTTACTCTAATCGGTTAAAACTTCAGAAAGGCCACCTTCGGGTGGCTTTTTTGTTTGTAAGAAAAACAAAACGACTGCCTTGGGTTAATTAAAAGATGAACATCCTAACAACAAGCGCATCGTCTCAAAACCTCGTTATCATTCCGAGGTCGTTTCCTGCTTCGGTGGTTGTCAAGTTAACCAACGAGTCAACGAACACCACGCAGCAACAGACGATAACTCCAACGTCCGCAAATGGCTATATGACCATCGCAGCGGCTTGGACTTTGGAGGAGGCCAACTTCTATTTGTTGGAAGTATTTAGCGGCTCTAACTTAATCTACCGAGGTCGTGTATTTTGTACCAACCAAACGAACTTTGAAAAGTACACTGTTAACTCTGGCGTGTACACGCAGGAGACCGCTGGGGATAATACATTTGTAATTATATGAGCAACGTAAGATTTGTAGCAATGAACTCCTACGTTCGCCCCGAAATTAAAGAGGTGGCGAATAAGGGATGGGTAGAGTATGGAGACGACAACAACTACTTCCAATACCTAATTGATAGGTACAACGGAAGCCCGACCAATAACGCTATCATTAATGGCATTATTGATATGGTGTACGGCAAGGGTCTTGGAGCAACAGACGCATCCAGAAAGCCCGACGAGTACGCAATGATGATGAGCTTATTTTCCAAGCAGACCGTTTCTCGTGTTTGCTCGGATTTTAAGATGATGGGCAATGCTGCGTTTCAAGTTATCTACAACCAAGACCATTCTAAAATCGTCAAGGTAGAACATATCCCCGTTGAGACGCTTCGTGCCGAACGTGCCAACGAGAAGGGCGATATTCCTGCTTACTACTACGCAAAGAGCTGGGATGCCGTAAAGGCACGTAAGGAAGAGCCAGTACGCATTGATGCCTTCGGAATGTCAAACAATGGTATTGAAATCCTTTACATTAAGCCCTACAAAGCAGGATACTACTACTACGCACCAACAGACTACCAAGGTTCCTTGCCTTATGCCGACTTGGAAGAGGAAGTAGCCAATTACCATATTAACAACATTAAGAACGGCCTTGCGCCTTCGATGCTGGTTAACTTCAATAACGGAATCCCAACCGAAGAAGACCAGACGCTAATCGAGCGCAGGATTGCAGACAAGTTTTCTGGTAGTTCGAATGCTGGTCGGTTTATCTTGGCCTTCAACGATAACAAGGAACTCGCAGCAACAATCGAACCCGTACAACTATCGGACGCAAGCGACCAGTACCAGTTCTTGTCTACGGAATGCACCCAAAAGATTATGGTAGGCCACAGGGTGACTTCTCCGATGCTTT